CGACCGTTTGCTCCATTGCAACCTCGGCTGCTAGCAGCGCTTGTGAGGCGGCAAGTTCGCGCTCTGCTGTGGCTCGCCTGGCAAAAAAGTCGCCGACTGTGCTTGTCAGCGTTTGAAAAGCCTCAGCGTTTGCAAGCGTAGCTTTGACAACAGGGGCGCTATCAAAACGCGCACGATAGGAAACCATGCCTGTGCGCTCTGTTGGTGCGGCGCTTGTCGAGTAAACTGGTATTTTTGCCATCAACCGATTCCTCTAAGTTTGCCAAATAAATCAGCACTATCATCAAAAGCGCCAAGCTGATCGAGCTGGCTTAGGCCCGACCCAAACCCAGATATAAGCGCGGTCGTCCCTTTAGCCCTAAGCATGGACGCCTCGGCGTTGCCGCCCATACGCGCAACCTCAGCACGCAGCCTGGCTTCTTCTTTTAAATCTTCTTGTTCCATAATCGCGATTTCTGTGTTGTAAGCGTCGATTGCTAACTCATATTCAAACTCGCTCGCGTTTTCGATCAGTATGTCTTGCGGCGAGCCTCGGCTGGTCATTCCTCTGCCAAGAGCCAGGTTAATGACAGAGCCTTGTACTGCGCCAAATTTTCGGGTTTTGCGCTCGTTCGAGATTTCTAGGTTTTGGCGATAGGTGTCGATTTGCTGTTGTGCAATATCAATATCGCGTAGAATGATTTGTGCGTTTTTCTCGCCGATTGCTTTTGCCTGTGACGCGGCTTTGTCGGCCTGGCTTTTTGCATAGATTGCACTGCCAATATCCAGGATTGGTTTTATAAACTCAAACATTCGTCACCTATTTATCGAAAGTGTTAAGGCGCGGATATATCGCCAGCAATGTTAGGGGCAGGGGCTGGCTTTGCTGCACAACGATTTTATCGTCCTCCTCGAACCCGCCACGGAATTCAACCTCTTTGTCACCAGTAAACAGATCGACCGCAGCGCTCATTGCCATTGCGCTTGTTCTGAATGGTATGCGGTCAACATCGCTTGTTGAGCTGCCAACCTCGACGCCTATGGTTTCATGCAGCCTCAGTGTGATTGAGTGTATGCGTTTGATTTTGCCCTGGCTGGTTCCGTCGACAGAGCCTGATTCAAGCCTAAGCGTTTGCACGCGCGATGTGTAATTTAACCCGAATGCAGCCGTTGTCGCGTTTTGGTCGAGCGTAATTAGGCCGCTTGCAACAGTTTTATCAGGGTGTGTTGCGCCATTGACCAGGCCAGACACAACCTGGCCCTCGAGGTGATAAAGGTTAGTAAAGCTCGAGGCAGCGCTGCCGGCGTAGGTAAGGCCGCTATCAACAAAAAAAGCAGTCGTTGAGGTATTGCCAAAATCAAACGGTTTCATGCGCTCGACATATCGCTTGGTCACAGAATTGATCGTGCGCTTGACGATCATATAAAGTTCGTCTTCGCTGTCCTCTGTGGGTAAACTGGCAATACTCTCGACCAGGCCATAAGTATAGGTCGCGGAGGCTAATGAACCGTGTGTGCCAGTGTATGTTCCGGCAATCTTGTGCAAATGCCAGGCAATTACCTGTTCTTCGCGCCTATAAGTCATTCCGAGCAAAGCGCCATCGCTCCTAATCATCCAAACGATACTGTCGGGCTCTTGCTGATATGTCATGTCTGACATGCCGCCCTCGGTAATATGCTCGGCTAGAATGGTCAGATCCGTTGCCTGGTATCCGCTGGTGTTGATTTCGCCGGCATATTTGAACTCTCGGACTTTGCGTTTCGCACGCTGTAAGAACAAGGTCACATCAGCAACTTGCACGGGCTCAACATTAGCTGTGCCATAATTGGAATATTTGCGGATCTGAGCATTGGTCGGCGTAACAGGGCCATCATTTGTTGTTGTGAGCACATATTCGCCGCCGGAGGTGCCAATCGTCAAAACCCTGGTAGCCGACATGTAACGGATATTATTGACCTGGTTTGACGCTATTTGATAGATCAGCGCGTCATTGTCATTTGTGCCGGCTGTCATGTTTTGATAATCGCCGTTTTTCGAGAAAAACAGAGTTTGCGGCTCGTTTGTTGTCGCTGCAAAAACCAACCTTTGCTCGAAAAATGTTACAGAACTTGGATAGCCAGTTGTATCCGACCAGGCACCAAGCGCCCAATTTGTTGTCGCTGTCGCGGCTGAGAGCGTTGCGTTAATCGTAATTGTGACATTCTGGGCGTCTGTAAAAGCAGTGATTGTCGCATTGCCTCCTGGGAGGCTCACTAGGCGGCCAACATCAGTCGAGGCAAATAGACTAGCTGATGCAGCCAAGGTGACGCCAGTGCCGCTTGTTGCGCCAGGATTGAGCGTTGTCGTGGTGGTATTTACATCGAGATATGGGCCGTCAGTGAAAGTTGGCGTTGCGAATGTCCAGGCGTTGTGATCTGTGCGGACTAAAGTGCGAGGCGCATATTCTGGATGCACCAGGTACATCGTGTCGGCTGACTGCACAAATCTTAGATCAAATACTTTTGCTGCAGGGTAGGGGGTTGCGACGCTAAATATAAGCTCGGCTTTGCCGCCCGAGGTGTAAGTCGTAAAATTTGTGGAATTAATTGCAGTGCCAAACATGTCGGTAAGGCTAAAAGTGTTGGTTGTAACGCTAGCGACTTTGTAGTTTCGGCCATTAAGCTCAGTCATGCCGCCAACGGTGGACACAAACACCTCATCGCCGTTTGACATGCCGTGTCCGTTACTTGTCAAAACGACAGGACTTGCTTTGGTAATCGCGGTGATTGTCTTGCTTGCGCCGAGAACCTGGCCGCCATTTCGATAAACGCGCATGACACTATCGCCAAATTCCAGGATGTATGTGTCAGTCGTTTTGAATTGGAAAGGGATTAGCCTGGTCTTTACCGAGCTGTCTTTGACCTCACCAAGAAATTCAGTGCCTGGCCTCCGCGAAACGCCGCCATGCGGATGCACAACCATATTTAACAATTCAGAGGCTCCAGCTCTGTATTTCTCCAGCTCAGTGCGCCCCTCGAGGCGAGGTGATACCTCTCCTGCAACAAAGCTCGATAGATTTGGTGCAGACCGCGCCACTGCTAGAACCGGCTTTCGATCAAGTCGCTAGCCTCAAACTTGCCGGCAGCGCCCTCGGTCGCATCGACAAACCTGGCTTCTTTGATCTTTTCATCATAGAGCGCTTTTGTCGTTGCAATCATTGCGTTTGAGCCTGTTATCGCATAGCAAATCTCGTAAGCTAGGCGTGCCGACAATGTATCAACAAGCAAGCTGTCATATTGGTTAGGATCTTCGACGCGCGAGATAAATTTGATTTTTACAACAGCCTCATCGCTCAAAAGGTTTCGACCTTCGATGACATAAACTGGACCGCCAGAATTGCTGAAAATATTGTCCTGCGGGTATGACAGCGTGCCGTTAGTAAATTCAAGCACACGCAGACAATCGCCTGGCAGTGCATATTGGTATGTGTAGCCAAAAGCCGGCGCTGCTGCGAGCTGTGCCAGCTCCTCGCGCTTTATGAGGCTGTTCCAGTTGTGGCTGCGGAATACAGCATCACGCACATCATTGAAACGCTGGTTAATAAGCCTGGCGGCTTTACTGTCCTCGGTTAGCGAAATGATGTTTGTTGCGCCGAGCATGTTCAGCGACGCATTAGAAATATCAACAATCGACGGCATGGCACACCTATAAAAAAGTTAGGGGCAGCCCAGCTAAGAGCTGCCCCAGGGGGTGTTAGTCGAGGGCGTATAAAATTGTGACCTCGATGGTTCCGGTGCCGGCCGCACCACCCATCGTAACTGTCACAGCTACACCATCCTCATTTGTGTCAGTTTCAGTGCCGGAGCCCAGAGCTAAAGTAGCAAGAATGTCTACCTTTTGTGCTGAGGTTGAGGCGGCTGCGGCCTTATAAGCTGCTGCTGCTGCTGACACGGCTGTACCAGCCGCGTTAGTATGAGCGGCATAGCCGACCGACAAAGTTGTTGATGAGCCTAGAGCATCATGGGCAAGCGAGCCTTGCAGCAAGCGTGCGCCATCAGGCAATATAAACATCTCGATAACATCACCGGATGCTAGCGAGGATGCTTCATACACACCATGAGCAACACGGACACGGCCCGAGAGCTCATTTGCCTTGTTCATCACAACCGGCGTTGCACGATTATTTGTGCGTTGAGTAGAATATACAGTAGCCATTTTTTAGTCTCCTTTCTACTCTGAACAAGCGATCTCAACTACCATTTCTTCCTCCATACGCGTAGACGCGAATGAAGCACAGTAGTAGACCTGGGTTGCGTAAGATTTGTCGGCTCGCTCTGTAATGTCGGATTTGACATCTTTACCGATAGCAAGCTTCATGCCCTGCTGTGCAAACGCATAGACCAGGCGATCAGAGTTAGTATCGACTTGCAGCCGATTGCTTACAATAAAGGTAAATCCAACAAATTCAGATAGTTGGCCGGTAGCTAAGGCACGCACAGTATTGAAATCTGCGCTAGTCACTGTTGTATTATTCAGCAAATCTGAAATCTGCTTTGGTGATACAACGATGAACCGTTTGATCGACGGATCAACAGACTTTTCGTCTAGCTTTTGCTTTGCTTCCACCAATTTAGCAATCGTTAGCCCCGCCGACCCATGCGCGATTTTTTGCGCTGAGGGAAGGGCGGTTGATGTCGCGCCAGTTTTGCCAGTAAGGGCGGTTCCACCTAGAGCCGCTATGATTTCATCATCCATTGCGCGGCCAATCGCTGCAGCAGCAGCCCTAGCATAGGTAGATGTTGGGTCGATCAACATGCGGATTTTGTCCTGGTCATCTATCAGATCTGCATATTCAAAATCCTTTAGGCTGACCATGCGCCTTGCATGGGGGGTCTCCATGATGGGTGTGTCAGAATTTCTAGTGGTTTTCTGCACTGCTGCAGCCTGACCCACCTGGTCAAAGAAAGCTTTTTCGCCATTGACAGTTTCCACATCAACGGCACTCCTCAGCAATGAACCCATTTGCTGAGAAAGCATTGTGACATTCGATGAAAATTGATTCACGAATGCCGTGGTGATTTGTGAACTCATCACAAGTCTCCTCTCGGTTAAGTTTCGGGTGATTGCGTTTGATTATCCCAAAAAGGGGTCGTAACTGCTGCTAGCGCCAGCTAATCGGCCTACTTATAGGCATGCAGAGGGAACAGCCGGAGCCGTCTACCCCTCGTAATGTATTATCTCATTGAGCTCCAAAACCTCTTGAACATAGCGTTGATGCTCTGGGTGTTGATTATCCCAATAGGGTGTTCCTTGTTGCATCAGCGTTTCACGCTTGGCGCGTGCCTCGGCTGGTGTTGTCTGAAAGTTTACTTTTGCATCAGCATCGCTGAGTGTATCTTCTCCGATTTTGTCAGCCAGGCGGTCAAATAAACGAATTATATCAGGGTGATCCCCAACCGCCCGACCATCGGCTAGCAGTAAATTGTCCATAAATGGAATATACGGCTGGTTTTTTTCGTCACGCTCGACAGGAAGCCCAAGAGCGACGCCGGCCTGGAACACGCGATCCATCTTTTCCTTGAACGCCGGTCCCCACTCAGAACGCAGCTCATTCAGCCCCTCAGTGCGTGCCGCTTCTGCATTTTGCTCAAACTCCTGGATTACCGCCATATCGCGGTCTGCAGTCAGTTTTGCAACAGCTTGCGCCTGTGTCATGTTTAATCCGGCAGCGTGCGAGGTGTTGCGTATAACATCGATGTCGGCTTGCTCTAATCCGGCAACATCAAACTCATAGCCATCGGCGGTTTCGGGCCGACCGAGCTTGTTATAAAACATATCCATTTCTTCTGGCGTTGCAGATTTGCCAGGCAGGGCAACTTTATCAGCTCCAATCATGCGGCCCTGGTGAACATAGCTTTTGGCTAGTGCGGCGTTATCTGTAAAATTCTGCAGCGATGGCTCTGATCTTAAATCTTCTGGCAAGCTCTCTAAAAAGCTCTGCGGCGCTGCTTCCGTTTGTTCTACTGGTTGAGATTCGCTGTTCTCGACAGGAGTTGTCTCATTCATCGGTTATAATTCCACTTCTTTGATTCTGTCCTCTCTGGTTTTCATCATCCCTTTAATCGTCAGCATCACACTGCGCTGCCCTTCCAGAAAGGCACTATAATGTGGATCTCCGCGCTCGAATGTGGTCGCCTCGAGATGAAATCTTTTTTCTAAATCTTGCAAAACCGCCGCACCTTCCTCGCTTGTGAAGACCTGGCGGTATGTCGTTTTCAAATCATCGATGTCCATTTACTGTTCCGCTACCTGGTTCTGCGCTTTAATAAATGGCGCAACCTTGTTCTGAACCTCAGCCTCTTGAAGCTGCTGCGCCATCTGCTGTTCCATAGCTTGCTGCTGCTGCTGCTGGCGGCGCACTATTGCGATTTCTTCTGATGATCTAATGATCTCAGCCGGCAGCCCCATCACATCGATGAGATAGCGCACCATCTTATCGCTATCGAGATAATCGAGCACTGGCGCGATCTCTGCCATTTGTGACAGAACCTCGACGCCTCTGAGAGTATTCTGCAGCTCTGATTGTTTCTGCGCCTTGGCTAGTGGGCTGACATATTCGATGTCTATGTCCAAACCTTGCAGCTCCTCTGGTGGTGTAGTAAACGATCCCTGTCTTAACATTAGCGCAAAACAACGATCTATAAGTGGTTGTAATAGCTCAGACTGCAATCTGCCCAGGACAGGGCCAAGCAGCCGCATGCGCTGTTCTTGTCGGCTCAACACCTCGGTCGCTGTCATCTGCGGGCCGGCGTCGAGCAAAAGCTGGTCTACATAGAATGCCTGGCGAATCGCGTTGCGGCGCTGCTCTTCCATGTTGAGGCCAAGAGTGTTGTTTGCGCCTATCTGCATAGGCTCCATGCGATCCCTGGTGCCGGATCTATAAAAATTTAGGCTGCCAGGCGTTGTTCTGACCGGCAGTAAGAACCCATCATCAGGGACCATGAGCGGTGGATCGAGCTGCTTTTGCGCTGATCTAATGGTGATTTCCGACATTTTATTAATCATTTTTGTATCACTTAGGCAGTTCATTCCAGGGGATCTGCCCCAGGAGCTCGAGCTGTCCTTATTGAAACGCGGCACCAAAAGCGGCATTTCTTCAAAGCCGCCCTCGCGAATTTTCATCTTGCTATCGAAACAATAAGTAATCGAGGCAATCGGTTTATTAATGTTTGCAAAAAGGTCAGCTTTGGTGTTGTCCACTGGAAACACAACATGTACCAGTGGATGTTCCTTATATGGCTCCTCTTTCAAGCTCTTTTTGATTTTGTCTGGCAAGTTTTCCTCGCCAAACTCAAGCGCAATCGCACGCGCACTCATCGAAAACTTACGATAAACAGTGTCGACAACGCCGCGCTGGTTCTCGGATATGTAAATCTCAGCAATATGCCTGGCTGAAAAAGACATGCCGCCATTCCCATCAGACCGCACAAACAGGCAAGCAGTGCCGAAAGTCACTAGATCATAGTACATTTCATGGATTTCTTGCTGAAAATTACTCCGATTGAAAGCCATGTACATCTGGTTTTGTGCGGCTTCTAGCCACTCATTCGCAGCGTCGTTGTCCTGGAACCGCATGTCGCGGTATCTCAGGCTGAACCAAGGAATGCTCGGGCTTGTCAGCATGCCATGCAAGCTTGCAGCCAGCAGCTCAACAGCATGCAGTGCTGTGCCATCGTAAATGAGCTCTGTGCGCTTGTCGCCCTC